CTGGATCCGGTTTTGGTAATGATTGGGTTTGCGCAAGACCGGCGAAAAGGCCGGATTTTCCGTTTCCGACCAGATCCCGTTACTGTCGCGCTCGACGAGCTTTAGTCTCAATTTCGCGATATCGGCCGAAATCAGGGTCAAACAGGCGAAAACGGCATGGAATGAGAGCACCGCTTGGGCGTCGCAGGCGATATTCCGCTGCCAAGCCCCGGTAAACGGCTCCCGCACTATTGGAAACCACGCAGAACCGCGATTTATGGGCTGCGCGAGGGCCGGCGCAGCCTCTTTCGTCCGAACGGCGCGATTTATCGACAGTCCGAAAAAGTTCATTGCGGCGCGTCGGCCTCGGGCGGCGGTGCCGGGGCGGGCTCGGCGGGTTTGCTGTCGGCAAACGCGATCTCCTCCTGCAGCCGCTCGACGCCCCACCTCCCATCTACTTCGATGCCCTTTGCCTCGGCGAGCTCCCGCAATGCCTCGCGCTCGTCGCGGGCAGTTGACGGCGGGGCGGGCGGCGGTTGCTGCCGAGGCGCCGGGCCGGGCGCGAAGCTCGCCCGTGCCTTTTTGACGCCGATCAAGGCGCGCGCCAGGCTGGCGGGCGCCTCGAACTCGTCGCCGGCCTTGAGCCGGCGGGTCGCATAGCTGAATGAGCGGGTCGCGGTCAGTCGCATCGTCAAATTCCCATTTTAAGGCCCGCTGGATAGCCTCGGCGGTTTGGCGGCCCCGACAACCGGCCAACCCCCTTTCGGCTATCCAGCGGCAACGGCAGAGCCTACGCGCCAGGCGTAATGACCGTCGGCGGCTCGCCCCACTCAACCCCCGTCAGATAGGGCGCGACGACGGCCCGGCGATGCCCCCAATTGATCGTGCGCTCGGCCCTGAAACCGATGAGGTTGCCTTGCCATAGGGACACCATCGCAGCGCCGGCCGGCGTGCCGTCGGCGTGCTGCGCGGGCGCCGACGACATTTCGAGCGAGGCTTCTGTGCTCATGTCGATTGCGACGCCGCCCTCGTCGGCGAGATACACGTCTCCCGCCGAGATCAGCGCCACGATATCGCCGGCATAGTCCGAGACGACAACCGGGACGCCGAGCAGGCTCCCGCCGGTCACGCTCATGCCGGGGAATTCGGCCTGGCCGAGCGGGTTGACCGCGAAACCGAGGGCGCGGGCGTTGCCCGTGCTCATCACGAGCACCGCCTGCGAGGCTGGGTTATTCGCCGAGTCGAACACCGAGAACAGGCTGCGCAGATCGAGCCGCACCGCGTCGGCGTCGGCGCCCGAGCTCGGCGCCGTCGGCTGGCCGTGCGTGATCGAGGCCGGGCTGACGCCCGCAACCGCGACAACCGCGGGATCGATAAACGTCTGATCGATCCGCGCGACAATCGCCTGCGTCATGTCGGCTCGGATCGCGAGCTCGGCCGACGGCGAGGAGTCGCGCACGAGCTCCATTGTCAGCACGATGATCGCGGCCGTCTTGAGCGGCAGCAGATGCGTTCTGCTGCTGTCGATCATGGTGAGCGGTTTCGGTTTGGCCTCGCCAACCCAATAGCCGACCGCGCCCGCGTCCATGCTGACGAGGCCGCTACGGAACGGAACCCGGCGCAATGACGGGATCCCGGCGGTGCCGAATTTGCCGAGGATCGTCTGCGGCCGCAGAAACTCGGCGTAATCGCCGAACCCGGTTTCGGCCGGGATGAATCCGTCGCCGCCGGCCGTCGTCGTCATCGCCGGGATCTCGCCCGCTTTGATGATCTGCACGAGCCGCGGATCGCGCCCGCCATACTCGCGCTCGGCAATGCGCACCGTGTCGGCCTGTTCGAGCCGCGCGAGCGCCTTACAGCGCACCAGGCGGGCCAGGCGAATGCCGGGCTCGGGCTCGGCGGCCTTGGGCTCGGCAAAGGGTCGGCGGGCGAGCTCGAAATTGCCGCCGGTCGCAACCGGCAGAGCCGATTTGCTCAACCCGTTCTCGTGAAATCGCAGCAGATCAAGATCGAGATCGATTGTCTCAATCTCCGACTTGAGCGCGAGCGCCTCGGTGCGCTCGGCGTCGTCGGTTGTGCGGTTGGCGCCGAGCGCCCGCTGCAATACTTCCTCAATGCGCGAGGCTTTCTGCCCGCGCGTCGCTTCGAGCGTCTGAATCCGCTCGCCAATTGTCGGCATGGTGGGATCTCCCCTTGGCCTGGTGACGGGATCCGGCGCGGGCCGGTCGGCTTGGGAGATCTGGACCGGCGCGTTCGATCTGGCCGATACGGCCCGTTGCTGGCGATCCAATGACCGAATTTGCGTGATCGATGCCTGCGCATTGGCCGGCATCACAACCAGGGAAAGTTCTAAAACCTCGGTTTGCTTGAAGTGCATTCCGCCGCTCTTGAGGCGCTCGACGCCGCCCGGCAGGCCGCGGAATCCGATACTGACACCGCGCACCAGGCCGGCCTTTACCTCGCCCCACGCGGTATCCACGCGGCTCTTGAGCTCGGGCGGCTCGGTGACATACGGCAGGCGGGCGGTGAATTCGATTCCGGCCGCGGTCGGCGGCGCGAACACGGCATGGCCGACCGGCAGGTTAGGGTTATGCCGGTCGAGCAGCGGCAGCGGGTTTGTGAACTTACAGCCGAGCGGCTCGACGATATCGCCCATCCGGTCGGGCTCGGGCGTCGTCGCCCATCCCGAGATCACGCGCGCGTCGGCGCTCTCGCTTACGGATCGAACCGTGAGCAGGCTGTAGGCAAAATCTTTGTCCATGTTGCCCTCTAAGGGCTATCCGCTACACTCGGCGGCGCGGCGGGCGGCGGTTGCTTGGGTGCACACCGGGCCGAGCTCGTCGGCCCGCGTTTCCGCAGCATCGGCCGCACCGCCGCAATCGCCGTCATTAGGATGCGTAAGCCGCCGGCAGGAAAAACATAAACGGGCGTTTCGGCCCGGCGCCGCTCGTCGCCGCGCCTATCGCCTGCACCAAGGCAACGGCGCCGTCGATTCGCGCCCGCGTCGCGGATTTCTTGAAATACCTATCGCTCGGCTGGATCGCCGATGACTGACACACCGCGGCGCCGACGCAGTAATTCAGCACCGGGTTTTCGGCGACGCGCAGCCGCCCGTCGGTGATCGCCGCCTCGGTTTCGCCGATGCTGCCGGGCATCCACAGCCCGGTTGCCGTCGCCTTGAAAAAGCCCTGCCCGTGCTCGACCAGCGGCAAGCGCACGCCGACCTTGTTGCAAGCGTCTTTGAAAACCTCGATCCGGTGCCGGTCATAGGCAATGGCGCGAACCTTAAAGCGGCTCGTGAGCTCGCCGATAAACGAGGCGGCGTGCTCGTAATCGATGCTTCGGCCGTCGGGCGCGTGCAGATAGCCGGCGTCGCGCCATTGCGCGTAATAGGGCGCCATGCCGTCGCGGTCTTGTAATTCGGCCAATTTGCCGCCGGGCATCCAAAACCACGAGAAAACATCCCATTTCCGATGCGCCGTCTCGAACGCGAGCACAAACGCGGTCAGGTCCGAGGCAATCGAGAGATCGAGGCCGCCCCAACACTCGCGGCCCTCGTAATCGCGAATGTCGAGCGCGGCCTGCACGCTCATCCAGAGCTCTTTCGCAATCCAGGGATCGTGCGCCTCGGTCCATTCGCAGAAATTGAGGCGCCGGCAGAGCGTCTCCTTGCTCGGCATTCCGCGCGATTTGAGTACCTCGCCGCGGATATACTCATATCCCGGTATCTCGGGCAGGCTAGGATTAACCTTGATCCAGCAATCTTCGCTCTCGAAAGGATTATCGCCTTTGTCGAGCGCGCAAATGTAGGCGAAAAACTCGTCGTTTGCTTTCTCGCCCGCGCAGATCGCGGCGCCATATTGATGATACTCCCAACAAACGGAGGTGCGATCCGAGCCGCTGTTGGTAATCATCAGGATGAGCGGTTGCCGGCGCCATTTGACGCCCGCGGCCATGAATTCAACGATGGCATTGGTCGGGTGCTCGTGGATCTCGTCGAGCAACGCGCAATGTGGCCGCGGGCCGCTCTGGCCGCGCCCCTGGCGCTCGGACGAGATCGGCCGCATGAAAGAGAGCCCGGCAAAATACGCGATGTTGTCGGGATCGGCGCCGCCCGACAGCGCCAGGCGCTTCGAGAGGGCCGGCGATTGCTGCACCATCGCGACGGCATCGCGAAACAGCACTCGGGCTTGATCTTGCTTGACCGCGGCGGCGTACACCTCGGCCCGCTTCTCGCCGTCGCCGACGAGCATTCGAAGGCCGATCCCGGCCGCGAGCGGGCTCTTGCCGCTGCCCTTGCCGGTTTCAATGTAGGCGGTGCGAAATCGGCGCGTCCCGTCTTTGCGTTTCCAGCCGAACAGGCTACCGACGACAAAACTTTCCCAGCCGTTGAGCTCGAACGCCCGGCCCTCGAACTGGCCGCCGTTAAGCCGGCAAATCTCGGCAAAAAACGCGATTGATTTGTCAACCTCGGCCCGATCCCAGGTAAGGCCGCGGCCCGGCGCCTCGTCGAGATCCCGCAAATGGCGGGCGCAGGCATCGCGTACATGCGGGCCGGCGATTGTGGTTCCCTTTGCGACGGCCCGCGCATAGGCCGTCGCCGGGTCATCCGAAATGGCGGTCTTGCGCGTCGGCCTGCTCATCGGCCGAAACTTTGATCCGCGAGCGGTCGACCGGCGTTGCGCCCATCATCCCGAGGCAACCGCGCAGCAGGTTGAGCGTTGCAACCGACGGCTCCCATTGGCCGTAGGACATGCGGGCTCTGAGACGGGATGCGAGCTCACACACCGCACGATCAGCCCGGGTTAACCAAGGGATCTCGGAGACAAACATTTCCCAGCATTCGCGCTCCTCTTCGTCTAAAGAGGCAGGCGGCGGGCCAATCGGGCCAGGATCGGCGTCTAGACGGTCCCTAAATCTCTCGGGATTTACTTTATCCCGACCAGTAATACGGGCTTTTGCAAGTGGAATTGGTGCAGTCATAGATGCGAATACTGTCCGTTACTTAACTGCAGCGGTGTCGCCGTCTGAGCAAGCCGGTTGCTAGGCCGGTTTTGCCCTGTTT